ATGAAAGAGTTTAGTTATGAAAAGTCGGTAAATCTGATTGTCAGTATCATGAGTTGGGTTATGGTCCTCATATTATCGGCCGGATTTTTGATTGAGTATAGTAAAGGTAATCGAACCCTTGAATTTGTCATTTCTATTCTATCTGTAGGCTTTATTTCCGCCATAGTGGGATCTATTTCGTTTATAAAGAATCCGACTAACCGAATTTTACGCTATATCAGCTTTACTGGCTTTTTTGTTATGTATGTATTTTCGCTTATGACTGCAACGACTTCTGTTACCTTTACGTTCGTATTTCCGTTAGCAGCCTTATTTTGTATGTATCTTGATCGTTGGTTTATGACGATTATCTGTTCATTGATTGTTATTCTGAATGGGGCTTATGTAATAAATAGATTCAGAACTACGGATAAGCTAATTATTGGTGAAGTAGCATATAGCGAATTCTTGACAACGATGCTGATTCACGTCTTTGTAGTTATCTTATTCTTAAATAGTCTGCTTGCAGTTGTCTACATATTTAACCGAATGAAAAATGCGATGGATCTAAAAATGAAGGAAGTAGCTCATGCTCGCCTTACAGAACAAATGCTCAATCAGAAAATGAAGGAAACAGGAACTGTTCTTGAAGGTAATTCTAGGAAGGTATATGAAATTGTTCAAGAGCAACATCATTCTTCTCAGTCCGTGTTCTCGGCCATTCAAGAAATTAATCAGGGTGCTAATCAGAATGCGATATCCATTCAAGAGCAGACGGATTTCGTCCAATCGATCCAGTTAAAAGTGAAGCAAACATCACAGCTCTCCAATCTGATGGAGCAAGAAGCTGATTTGACGGCACAGAATGCTTCTGACGGTCTGGAGCTCATTGATCGTCTGCAGGAAAAGTCGACCGAAGTAGAAGAGAATACGGTGATTGCATCTGACTTGATACATTCATTACATAAGCAAACAGTACTTATCCAAGAAATATGCCAACATATTTCGAGTATTGCACATCGCACCAATATTTTGTCGCTTAATGCTTCAATCGAAGCTGCGCGTGCGGGTGACGTGGGTAAAGGATTTAACATTGTCGCCCAGGAGGTTCGTAAGTTAGCTGAACAGACGATGACGTTATCAACGAATATCGAACAGATTACTTCAGATTTAGCTAATAGTTCTCTCGATTCCGTTCAGGCGATGGAGAAGTTACAGGTGATCAATATTGATCAATCCTCACTTGCCAAAGAAAGTGGAATGATGTTCCATACGATCAACCAACATTTACATAGTGTGAAAGAGCAAATATTTTCTGTACACTTCAATATTAAAGATATTTTGGATGCCAACTTCAAGATGAATGAAGCGATATCTAATATCTCGGCAGTGTCCGAGGAGACGCTTGCTAACACAGAAGAAGCAGCGGCTATTATGGAGTCTCATGCGAGAGGGGCCGAGCGAACCGAAGTATTAGTGGAAGAATTGCTTCATACCTCAGCTGACTTAATAAAATTAAACAATTCTTAGAAAGTTAAAATTAGAAAAGTTAAAGATTAGAGGCTATTTCACTCGCTGAAATAGCCTCTTTCATATTTCAATACTTCCTCGACGTCGTCCATTTGGAGTATGAGAAGATGAATCTCGGTTCCATGACGCTTTGCGATACTAGGGAGATGGATACCGATTACAGGGGTGGAACCTGGTTGGCGTACCATATCCTCCAGAAGTACCGATACCCCGGTAACATCACCAAATTCCTCGGCTTCAAAAGGATCGAACGGACTTGATAGAGGAATATATAGTGTTCTGGACCAATCCAATTCACCCGGGTGAACTTGAATAATTAATTGTAATGGTCGCATCGCTTCTCCATAGAAGTCTGAATATGCTGCGATCCGCATGATTTATAGAGCCTCCTTACCAGACAGTTGATGCGATAATTGCGCCAGAACACGATGGGTTTCATTTGTCCACATAGGTTCTTGCTGCTTCTGTTGACGTTGCCGCTTGCTGGCCTCCTGCGCTGCTGCGATCAAACTTCCTTGGAGAACTCGGCGCTGAATTTGATCCAGTCTTTGCTCGGCGAGAGATAGAGGAACATGAAATTTATCGGCAAGGTAAGGAATCGCTTCGTTCCGCTGATCTGGAATATTCAATTTAGCAACCAAATAAAAGGGGATAGCCGCATATAAGACAAACTGATCCGCCTCAATCTCCTGAGCGCTTTTAAAGAGAACAGACATATTTCGCTGATCCCCTGCATGCCGGAGCACATGACACAATTCATGAAAAAAGATGACCCGCGCGGTAACATCATCCGCATGTTTGTTTAGGAAGATCACCCCATCTTCGTTATCGGAGAAAGAGGGGCATATATCATAAACGAGTGCCACTTCAAAGGCTTCAGCAATTCGTTCGATGTCATGGTTGATGGTGGTCATAATTCCACGAGCTAAAAACTTTGTATTGATCCATTGTTCCAAAGGGGTTTCTTTATAGTAGGAAAATAACATAACAATCACCTCTTATGAGAATGTATGTTCTATTTTTGTTTGAAAATAAGGGCCCTTGAAGTAAGGGCCAAGTTGTTTACTCTTAATTTTATATATTCGCCAGCACTTATGTAATGTCCTGCTTGTGATTTTAATTCTTCTTGTTGTCTCTTTCCAAAAGCTTCTTCTTCTGCACACGGTAAGCCTTTAGCGCTGCTTCCATCATGGCAATTTCATCTGCTGTATAAGACTCTGGGCCACCATAGAAAGACATGCTTGTCGCCTTCTCGTCTGAAGGAGAGGGATCTTGCGTACGCCCAAGCAGATAATCCCCGTTCGTATCTAGCGCATCGACAATTCGTCTTAACGATTCAGGATCTGGTTTTCTATCGTTGGTTTCGTATCTGGACAATTGTACGATGGTTAAGTCCGCTTTGGTAGCTAGATCCTTTTGGGTCATATTCTTTTTTTCCCTAAGATATTTGATTCGATCGCCCAAAGTTTCCATAACCGCTCCTCATTTGTCGTTTGCATAAATATATCATATCATTACCAGATTGGTAAAGCGATTAGGTTACCGAAACGGTAATTATTTTGGTTGACATTACCAAATTGGTAAAATATAATCGGAGTATCTTACCCGTGAGGTTGAGGTAAGCCTAGCCTTTATTTTTCTCTCACTTGGTTCCACGCTGAACTTCGGTGAGTGGACGAACACAAAGGAGCAAAGTAGCAAAGTTGCAATGTAGCAATGTAACAAAGCGGCAAAGCGGCAAAGCGAAGTCGCTAGCCGGACATCAGATACCTTATTTTCAAGAAAGATGCCCTTTTGGGAGGTTTATCGGACATCAGTTCCGCTATTCGGTGATATAGCCCCCTTTTTGCCACCATTTCTGGTCAATAACGGATCCTATGTCCGCAACAACACGAAATATGAGGCATTTCAGGTAATTAGCGTACTCCAGGTCCGGCTAAGCTAGTGACTTTATGAGGGCCAAAGTCAGATCGAGTCATTCTAAGTTAGCTCAAGTCGGCTAAGTTCAAAGAAAATTCAAACCAAGTACAAACCAAGTACAAACCAAGTACAAACCAAGTACAAACCAAGTACAAACCAAGTCATTCAAAATTAGTCCAAGGCAGACCAAGTAAAACCAACGCAGAATAAGGCAGTCCAAGCTATCCCAAGTTATCCCAAGCCAGTCCATGTTAGCCCTAACTATCCATGAACCACGATCGAGTCTCGTTACTGTCTGATCAGAAGGTAACCCAAGTCGCAGAGGTATTCCAATGTTTATTATATGAGTGAGCCGACAAAGAAAGTGTGCTTTTCGAAGTAAGCGGTAGAGTGCTAAGAATAGAAATTTTTTTGCTCTCGAGGTTACCAATTTGGTAATATTACGACTTTATGTAGATAGCGAGCGGAGGGAATATGATGAAGAAACGTAAACACCCTATACAAATTGTTTTCAATACAATACCTATAGACCATGCAGCAACACGGGCAGCCGTAGAGGAGCGCCTAGAAGAGGTTCGGCAGTACAGACAAATAGGATTTATCCGTCAGGAAGCTGTGATCACTGCAAGCTACGAGCCCAAGTTCCATGGACCAACAAATGCAATCAGTAAACCGACGGAGACAATCGCGATTAGGAACGTAGATAAGGAAGCGGAATTACGTGAAAAGTCAGAATTGCTCGATAAGGCGATGAGTAAACTGTCGAGCCCTCAAAAGGAAGTCATCGAAAGAAGCTTCTTAGATAATGAAGGCGAGTACGATTTCATCAGCTGCGGAGAAATGGGAATCAGCGACCGCACGTATCGCCGGATTAAGGCGAGTGCAATTCAGATATTGGCTGCGGCCATGAGACTTGAAGTGGTTGTGTTGGATGAAGAAATGGAGAGTTGCGAGCACTCAGTCGGCTAATAGCCGGCTTTTTTTTGTGGGAAAGAAAGTATGTGAGTATTGAAATGATAGGTAAGGATTTTCGTCTAAATATGCTTGTCCTTCTATTGTCCGAAACATGTCAGCGGCTTGTCCGTTCATTAGACTTTACCCATGTTAAATTTGTATTGTGGGAATCGGACGAAGCGAGAGAACACAGCTTACTGAAGCCGGGTAGCCACGGTACAGTGAATACGGAACTAGTAATCATGAGCCACGGATAACGGATCACTAATAACGAACTAAGGATTACGGAACCAAGGATCATGAACCAGAACACAAATCAAGGATCATAAACAAAGGATCACGAGTCATGAACCACGACTCACTGTCCAGGATCACGAACCACAGATCACAAATAGAAAATGCAAAAGTCGCTGATACTCTCGGCGGCTTTTTTTGTTGGGGGAATTCATTTGAGGAAAAAGAATAAGCTCCTGTCACCAACTACCGAATGGATACAGCCGGAGTTTTGCAAGGGTTGTATTTGGGGGCGGTGGGAAGGGACAAAGCAATTTTGTAGTCGACCGCGATGCGTGTTGGATGTAACAAGAGCTGGAAAGGAGGTGAATACCATTGTTGAAAAGAGAGAATCGTCCGCGTGAAAAACTGACACAGATGCGATATTGGGATACGACAAGGGAACGGGACAAAGAACCTGTCAGCATACCCCAGAGGTCTTGCCATGAGTAGCTTAATTGAATCAACTCAGAGTACGGTTGACTCTTGGCTCACAGCAATCTGCGCATGGACGCAAGATGTTGTTGGGAGCGAATGGTCTCTGTATAACGGAGTTTGGCCGACAAGTTACATCAAGCCCGCGATTATGTGGCGGGTAACTGGTATGGATGTACGAGTGCTGGGGTTATCGTCTTATGAGATTGAAAAGCGGTTGACGGCAACAGTTCTTGCAGATGATCCAACGGATCAGAATGCAGTAATTTTACAGCTAATTGAGGAACTTGGAGCAGCGGTCAAAATACCACTTCATGCCGCAGAACGGCGCTTTCTTAGCATCAGCGAGCCGAAGGGGAATTTGAACGCTAACGTTAACACAACCGGCACGGCAGAGGCGCAGATAACGGTCACTTGTACTCAGCGAACGGGACGACGTCCTGTGAAGGAAATTTCATTGATGCAATCCGTAAATTACAAATCAAATATGAGGTGAGGAACTTGGCAGAACGAAAGGGATTTTTTAAAGGGGCAGCTAAGGAAGTAAGCATTACGTCCCCGGCCTACTCGGTCACGGAGATTACGGCGAACGCTGAAGTTATTGCAGGTGTGAAATCCGAAGTGATGGCTGGCGCTTTTCATGGTATCGATACAGAGGTGCTGACGGTTAAGGAAGCAAAAGATTTGGTACAACAATTCCTAGAAAAGAAGGTGAAGTAACATGGCAGGAGGCAATTGGAGTTTGACTAATCAACCGGTGTTACCCGGTCTGTACATGAACTTTGTAGGTGCGGCGGAAACTGCGATTCAATCGGGAGCAAGAGGTGTAGTTGTTGCCCCGGTAAAAGCACATTGGGGACCGATCGGGCAATTTGTTGAAGTGGCAAATGAAACAGCGATTAATGAATTGTTTACAAGTGATGAATCCGATGGAGCGACGGCTTTTACAACGCTGTACCTTGCTTTATTGGGCGGAACTAAGAAGCTACTTGCATATCGGTTGGCAGATAATTCAGCTACTGAGGCCGTAGTTACATTGAAGAATACAGCGGTGACCCCTGCGGACGCCTTAATTGTTAGAGCAAAATATAAAGGTGAACGTGGCAATGATTTCAAGGTGACGATTCAACCAAGCCTTGCAGTAGCTAGCCTGAAGGAATTGAAACTGTACGAAGGCAATACGCACTTACGCACGATTGCTATTGGAGATGGCACTGTTGAATCTACGGTTGCAGCAATCAATGAAGACTCCGGTAACAAGTGGATTGTTGCGGAGAAGGTTGGTACCGGGACCTTGGCAGAGGTGTCAGGTGTAGTGCTCGCCGGGGGTGAAAGTGGGATCTCAGGTATCACGAATGCTGATTATATTGCGGCAACTGAAGCTTTTGAGACACAAGACTTTCATGTTCTAACACTCGATGGAGTCAGTGATGCGGCACTTCGTACCAGTCTGGTTGCCTGGGTGAAACGTGTACGTGGAGAGGGCAAAGGTATTATTGCAACACTTGGTGGGCCTAAGGCAGAGGATATCGCTGCGGATGCAGTGAGCAAAAGTATCGCTCGTAGTATCGCTACTGATTTCGAAGGCGTTATTAATGTTGGTACGGGCGGGAAAATGAACGGCAAGGAATACTCATCTGCTCAAGTAGCAGCTTGGGTAGCTGGATTGATTGCCGGACAGGCGCTCAAAGAATCGACGACTTATGCGGTGACGCCATTTGAAGACGTTACGCGTCGTTGGACCCGATCTGAACAGGAACAAGGAATTCAGAACGGTGTATTTTTACTGGTACATGATGGACGTAGAGTTAAAGTACTACGTGGAGTGAACAGTTTGATCACACCTCGTCAAGGTCAGAACAATGGATGGAAGAAAATCCGGAAAATTCGGGTTATCGATCAGATTAATTCTGATTTGCAGCGTCAGGCTGAGGACCATTATATCGGCAAAGTAAACAACACAGAAGAGGGCAGGCTTGCGTTGATTGCCGCAGGGAAGCAATATTTGCAGACGTTAGCGTCTGAGAGTGTAATCGAAGCAACGGGTTTCAATGTGACGTTGGACTCGCGGTTTTATGGTAATGCTCCACAATTTCAACCCGCTGATGATCAGGTGTTCCTGGCATGGACGGCGGATGCTAGTGATGTTATGGAACAAATTTTTGGCACGTTCAACGTGCAATAAATAAGAGGAGGAATAGTCAATGGCACAATATCTTGATCCTGGTCGCGTAATTATGGGAACGTTCGGTCAGATTTTTATCGAGGGAATCTGGCAGTCTAATTTGAATCATCTGGAAGCAAATGTAGAGGCCGACAAACGGGAGCTTAATCTCGTTGGCACAGAGTACACCGTATTCAAGCTGGGTCGTAAAAAGGGAACCGGCACGATGAGTGGGTACAAAGTGACTTCGGAGATGATTAGCAGAGGTTTTCAGAAATTTAACATTATTCATAAACTTGAGGACCCGGAAGCTTACGGCTTTGAGCGCATTCAATTGAACGGTTGTATGGTCGATAAGATTCAATTGGCGAATTGGACAGCGGGTGAAGAGGTCGTTGAGGAAACGGCGTTTACTTTTGAATCCTATGAGTTGCTTGACCCGATTGTTGCATCTTAATTTGAGGAGGAATGTTAAATCATGAGTCAACATGAACAATTTAATGAACAGGATATTCTGGACGGTCTCTTCGAGACGGCAGCTAATCTGCCGGAAGAGGCTATTTTTATTGGGCGGCTTAGTCTGCGAGTCACATTGCGGGGTCTAACATCAAGTAAGGTGGATGGAATTCGTGAGCGCTGTACGGTGCGCAAGACGACCAAAGGTCAAGTGACAGAGAAAATCGACAGTGAGTTGTTCAACGCTGCGTTGATCAAAGAAGCTACCGCTTTCCTTGAGGTCATTAAAAAAGCGAGCGAAGGTGCGGAGCAAAGTGTGAAGCTGAGCGGTTGGGGCGATGATCGTCTTACGAGTCGGTTGAAGCTATCCGGTGGCGAAGAGGCTATACGCCGACTTCTGCTAGCGGGGGAGCTTGACGCTGTGGGCGACAAGGTGCTAGAAATCTCCGGCTTCGGGGTGGATATCGAAGACGTAAAAAACTAATAAGCTCCGGTGGCATGACGACTTTGCTATTCCATATGTGGAGTAAGCATAGTCTACGCCCCGGGGTGTATTGGTCACTTCCCAAAGGCGAGCGCTTGCTGTTAAAAGCTTTTTCAATGAGGGAGCTGGAGATGGTATCCTCTCCTTCCCCTTCAGGCTCTAATAGGGTGCCGCGCGGAGAAAGGAGGTAAGACATGTCCGATAATGAAATTTACGAATTAGATGTTGAGATTGATAGTCGCGACATTGATAAGACAGCGAAGAAGCTGAGAAGTTTGGACAAGCTGCTACAACAAACGCAGCGACGTGCAACCGTTTTTGGCAAGACAAAGATGGCTCCCAAGGCAACTCTTGATGATAGAGTAACGCCGAAGGTCACTAGAATTAGAGACAACTTGATGAAACTAGATCGAATGAGGGTTACGCCAGTTGCAACTCTTATCGATCATGTGTCAAGCAATGTTGGAGGCATACGTGCTTCTTTGGCCTCATTAACCCAAACCCGCTGGAGCGTAGCTGTTGATGGGGTTTCCTGGAACACCGTGATCGGCAAGTCCTTTGACGATTGGATGGGTTCAGAAGGTCAAACCACACTGAAGAAGATTTCGTCAGCTATTGGAACTGCTCTGGGGAATGGTCTGCGAGGTTTTATTATGCAGGCGTTGGGGTTGGTGGATACGCCGAAAGAAGTTAAGTACACACGAGTGGTCGATTATCTGGAAAAGGGTTCAAATCCGTTGGAAGAAGAATCGCCTTATGCAGAAGCGGGCCGGCTAGCTGGAGAAACCTTCTTTGAGTCTTTTCTAAGTGCGCTTGATCCTGATCAGATTGCTAGTAAGCTTGGAAACATCGAGTGGAACAATTCAGGTGGGGATGGTGGTGGCGGAGATACTGGGGGTTGGAGTAAGGTCTTAGAGATTGTCGAGGATGTAGCTGTTGGAGTGGTTACGAACCTTGCTTCAGATAAGATAGGTGATTTTACAAGGAAAAGAAGAAGACAAAAGAGGAAAGAAAAATCTTCTAATCCTTCGAATGGATCAGGAGATAGTAATGATGATCCAACCAAGTCTTCAAGCAGAAAGAAGGTTGAGGACAGTAAGAAAACAAAGACACCTGCTAATCCGTCTTCTCCTGACAAGACCAAGCAACCGAGTTTGTGGGAGAAGATAAAAGGAAGGGTATCAAGTAATAAGACCAAAGCTGAAGAAAGCAAACCAAAGATACCTGAAAAGTCACCTGCTATTCCATCTTCTTCTGACAAGATTAAGCAGCCGAGTTTGTGGGAGAAGATAAAAGGAAGGGTATCAAGTAATAAGACCAAAGCTGAAGAAAGCAAACCAAAGATACCTGAAAAGTCACCTGCTATTCCATCTTCTTCTGACAAGATTAAGCAGCCGAGTTTGTGGGAGAAGATAAAAGGAAGGGTATCAAGTAATAAGACCAAAGCTGAAGAAAGCAAACCAAAGATACCTGAAAAGTCACCTGCTATTCCATCTTCTTCTGACAAGATTAAGCAGCCGAGTTTGTGGGAGAAGATAAAAGGAAGGGTATCAAGTAATAAGACCAAAGCTGAAGAAAGCAAACCAAAGATACCTGAAAAGTCACCTGCTATTCCATCTTCTTCTGACAAGATTAAGCAGCCGAGTTTGTGGGAGAAGATAAAAGGAAGGGTATCAAGTAATAAGATCAAAGCTGAAGAAAGCAAAACAAAGACACTTGAAAAGTCACCTGCTAATCCGTCTTCTCCTGACAAGACTAAGATTAAAACAACGCGGCCGAATTGGTGGCAGAAGGTAAAAGATGGGGCATCAAATAGTAGCAAGTGGGTAGGAGAAAATATTAAGAAATTACCGAAAAAGGGTAATGGTCTAACTAAATTGTTAGGGAAATCTAGCAAGTTTATCAAAATGCCGGGCCCTCTGAGTTTATTGATGGGTGTAGGCAATATAGCGACAGCAGGTTCAAAAAAAGATAAGTTTAAGGCCGCTGCTTCCACAATTCTAGGTGGGGTAGGGGGGGTTATTGGTGGCGCACTAGGTACGTTTGTAGCGCCAGGGATAGGAACTGGAGTAGGTGCCGTCGCAGGTTCTTCCGGTGGTGATATGCTAGGTGAAAAATTGGGTGGAAAAATATATGAATGGATCTATGGCAAAGAAGAACCAGTAAAAGTAAAACCTAGTGAATCTAGTATGAAAAAAATAGCAGAAAAACCGGATTTTAACGCAATGAAATCGGATAGGATATCTGATCGACAAGATTTCCTCTCGGTAGGTCCTGAATTGAACGCCCCCATCTACAACCTAATGGAATATGGTAATGGAACTTCATTACAACAAAAAGATACATCTAACAACTTTTATATATCCGATGGTGCTGTAAATCTAACTGTACAAAAAGATGAGATTGATTATGATCAAATTGCTAATATGGCAGGATTACAATTTGCGAATGCAGTAAAGCATTCAATGCAGAACTTAAAGGAGTGAGGGAATAGCTATGGAAATCCATTTAATCGATTCTGCGGGTAAGGACTTCTATTTCCCCGTCAATCCTGAAGAGGTTAAAATTTCTCGGGGAAAGGGATATGAGACAGTCAATATCATGGCTCTTGGAGAATTTGACTTTATAAGCGGGGAGAAGGTGAAGGAGATCACCTTCTCTTCTTTTTTTCCATTAGAGTATGACGCAGGATATTGTCAATATAAGCAGATCCCCAACCCGAAGGATGCAATGAACCAATTAACAGCGACAATGAACAGCCAGACACCAGTCCGACTGCTCATTGTTGGTCCTACTGGAAATGTGATTAATGCTCTCGTTATGATCGCGACACATGATAGCATCTTTCGTGGCGGTGAACCAGGAGATATTTATTATGATCTGACCGCTCGAACTTGGCGGAAGCCGAGGATCCACGTTAGAGCGGGGGCTGACTCAAGTACGAAAAAAGGTGGGACAACGGCTACAAGTCGTCCTGATACGAAGAATACCGCAAAAACTTACACAGTCAAATCAGGAGATAGCCTCTCCAAGATCGCGAAATTGGAACTTGGTGATTGTTCGAAGTGGTCGAAAATTTATAACCTGAACAAAACAACCATCGGACCTAATTCCAATCTGATCAAGCCAGGGCAAAAGCTGGTGTTACCGTCATGAGTTACGAGGTTGTACTTGAGGATAAGTATTATTTACGGGAGCTCATTGAGAGTATTTCTTTGAAGGATTCTCTGGATCAAATTTCTTATGAAGCGAGCATTCAGTTAAAAGTTCCGAGCGAGGGGCTTTCCATTGCCCCAGGGCAGAATATTCGAATCAGTGGGGTGCCTTATTCCGGCACAACAAAGGTTCATTTGCTTAATCCTGGGGTCGTTTGGGCATGCAACAGTAGTAATAAGAGCACGAAGCATATCAATCTCCAAGTTTATGATAAAACGATCTATTTGGTGAAATCTGAGGATGAATTTCTTTTCCCGGCGAAAGGGACTGCGAGTCAGCGTCTGAAAAAGTATGCGAAAGAGTGGAAAATACAACTAGGAAATGTTCCTGATACTAAAAAGGAGCTGAACAAAGCGACCTACCGGGCTCAAGCAATCTACAACATGATCACGGCTGATCTGCGGGAAACGGTTAAAGCTGGGGGAGAGATGTACATTCCTCGTATGACCCCGGCAGGTCTGGAATTGTTCAGAATCGGTAGCAACACTACGGTATGGAAGTTGGAGGCTATTGAAGAGGTTAGTCAGCTTCGGACACTGGAAGGTGCTATTACCAAGGTGAAAGTCATTGGCAGTGGGGATGAATCTAAGCAGACTAGCGAGGATCTACCATCTCAATTTCTAGCGGTGGTAAAATCCGCAGATCTTATTCCTAAGCTAGGAACACTACAGAAGATCGCTCAAGATGGAGACATTAAGACAGTGGCAGCTGCAAATAAGCTGGGAAAAGCAATGTTAACAGGTATTCAAGAAACGTTCTCGGTAAGTGGACTGGACATTAACACACTTCGTGCTGGGGACAAAGTTGAGCTTAGTGGTATGGGGCTGATTGTGATGTCTGTGAGCCATGAACTTGGTGATTCTGGTCATATGTCGCTGGAGTTGGGTTCAATGGAGTATGTGAAAAGGAGGTATTTCCTGAATTATGGCTGATCCATATAAGACACTAGCTGTTTCAATTCGGGACCAAATTGCAGGGTATACTCAAACTGCTTTGTCTGGACTTACAACTGAACTCGGGACGATAACTACGACGGGGCTCAAACTGGACCATTTTAAACATGAAATTCAAGACTACCTCGTTGCTGACTTTCCAGTTACCTTGCACTTGCCCGAGTTTCATCTTCTTGGAACGACGACATCTCCGATTGATGTGGAGGGTAATCCGGCCGGGGCATCTTCAACTTCTCAGCGTATGCGTTTTGATTTCGAGGCCAAAGAACTTGAGGGAGCGCGAGCCGATCTTGCTGCTGGTCTACTTTTGGGAGACCGAGTGGTTGTTCTCAATTTAAATGGTGGTAATGATGTCATCGTGATGTGCAAGGTGGTGAGTAAGGATGGCTAGTTTATTTCCGGTGGATACCGAATGGGCTGTAGAAGAAAATAGTGATGTGGAAAGTTCGGAGATTGGGTTTGGACGCAGTTGGCTGTTTGATTTTGAGGCGGGAGATTTTGTTATGACTCCGACCCGGAAAATATCAGTTGCAGCAGATACAGCAGCGTGGTTGATGTGGTGTCAAAAAGCGGTACGTACCCCTCGGTATCGGCATCTTGTTTACTCTCGTGACTATGGTCAGGAGTATGAAGACTTAATTGGCAAAAGATTCAGCCGAGCCGTACTGGAGTCGGAGATCGAACGAATGACGACAGAGACGTTAATGGAGGATTCAAGGACAGCTTCCGTTGATAACTTTACTTTCGATTGGTCTACGGATAGCTGCTGGTTCACATGCAGACTACGAAATATCCGGGATGAGACGAAAACTTTGGAAGGGAGTGTGTCAGTATAATGGCGGACTTGCCGATCTTTTTGCAAGATCAGAGTGAAGAGAAAATTATGCAGCGTATGCTGGACCGAGTGCCCGCGGATATTGATAAATCCGAGGGTTCTTTTATTTGGGATGCTGAGGCTCCAGTAGCATTTATGTTATCGGAAGCGGCGATTTGGGCGCAGCAAGTGCTGCAGCGGGGTTTTGCTAGTTCTTCGTTTGGAGAGTATTTGGACCTGAGAACCGCAGAGCACGGAGTTGTGCGGCGAGCAGCAGTGGCAGCAACAGGACTTGTTCGGTTTAAAGGGACACCGGGGAAAATAGTACCTGCAGGTACCATTGTCGCAACTCCAGCGGATGAAGTAACAGGAGAAGCATCGACAGAATATGAAACAGTTGCTGCCGTGATTTTAAATGAGAATAGTGAGGGTGTGGTGGCTGTTCGTGCTATCGTACCCGGGAAAACCGGAACAGTGCCTGCAGGTGTAATTACCGTAATGTCCAGTCCGATCAATGGCGTGACAGCGGTGACGAATCTGGAAGAAACCAGGGGCGGGGCAGATATCGAATCGGATGATTCTTTGCTTGAGCGATTCTATTCTCAGGTTCGTAACCAAGGGACTAGTGGAAATAAAGCTCAGTATTTAAAATGGGCCGGGGAAGTTGCCGGTGTAGGTGGAGTACAGGTGAATCCGCTCTGGAATGGACCAGGGACGGTGGGGATCTATTTGCTCGACACCGAGAAGCGCGCTGCCAGTGCGGAGATTGTTGCTGCCGCTCAACAGCATATTGATCCGTCGCAGGATGGGCAAGGGGAAGGAACTGCTCCGGCAGGGCCTATTGTTTCTGTTCAACCCGCACAAGAAGTACACATCAACATCAGTGTGAAATTGACATTGGTGAGTGGGGCTTCATTGGCGGATGTTGAGGCCCTTATTTTTAACGGAGTAAAGGGGTATTTGAAACAGTTGGCATTCGTCGATCCTTTTGTAAGATTTACCCGTATCGCAGCAGTCTTGCTCGATATTCCAGCGATCATTGATTATTCCGATTTGACTGTAAACGGTAAGGCGGATTCGGTCACGGAGATTCATCCCGGTCAAGTTGCTGTACTGGGGACGGTGGATATCCATGAATGAGGCTCTACTAGCAAGCGAACGCGGGCGCGAACTGTTCTCGTATCTTCCGACTTACTATGAGAGTTCTCGTATTATACAGGCGGACATGAACACCAAGGGAACAGAGATGGATTCGCTTTTTGGGACACTTAATGAAACTTTGCAGCAATTTTTTGTTCAGACAGCCACTTGGGGTTTGGATCACTGGGAGTATGAACTTGGGATTCAGAGTGATCAACGGAAGCCGATTGAACAACGCAGGGCATTGGTAGAATCAAAGCTACGCGGTAGCGGGAAATTTTCCGGACGCCTAGTCAAAAATGTAGCCGAAGCCTACGACGGTGGCAAAGTAAGCGTATCATTCCAGCCGCAGGAATGGAGCTTTACAGTTGAGTTCATCGACACGGTGGGAATCCCTCCTAACTTGGATGATCTGAAGGCTGTGATCGAGGAGATCAAGCCAGCGCATATGAAAGTGGAATATGAATTTAGTTATATACTTATCCACGATATCGATAGCGTTATGAAGTTAAGTGAAATAGAAGAGATCCCATTATCTAAATTTGCAGGAGGTGGTCCATTTGGCCAGTAACACCCCTAATTTAAACTTACTAAAGAAAGACCCAGTGACGGACGGAAACGAAACATTTAACATCGACGAGATGTTGAATCAGAACTGGGACCGCATTGACCGAAACGCTGGAGAGTTAGCCGAGATAAAGTCCAGGCTAGACAACGCAGACCGGGGTAGCCTGACTCTACAGCCAGGGCTGCAAGTTGTTACCTCCTCCCGTGACACAAATGTCCGCATAGGTAGTATTCAAGGTAAAACGAGAATAAACCTAGTGGGAAACGCGGGGGATTGCGAAGACGCCGCAGCCTGGAAGCCACAGGGGTCTGTAACGGTAACAAAGGACGCTACCTTTAAGACGAGCGGATCAAGCAGCTTAAAATTAACTTCCACGGTTGCGAGTACTGCGGGCTATACCCAAGTAAAGGTAGCTGTAGATCCTACAAAATACTACATGCTAGCCGCTGACCTCTATAACGTGTCTATGGACCTGATACGACTATCAGCCATTAAAATAGCGGACGGTGCCACCATCAAATCTGAGGATACAGGCATCAACTACGCCGATAAGAACAAGTGGAAAACCCTGCACTTTATCCTGGGCCCAACGGAGCTAGCCGGGCTTACCGCGATCTATGTAGAAATTACGGGCCAGCTAGGAGCTCCAGCGGGTAATTACGGATATTTTGACTCCGTGCGCATGTATGAAATTACACAGACCGAGGCCGACCTAATCACCAGCAGCCAGAAGCCTATCCCTTTTTACCCTGCGGGGATCAAGGGCGTAGAAAATCCTTACGTCCTGGGGTACGGGAAAAACATAGCGCCGCCTTTTGCGGAGTGGACGAAAAACTATGATGCGGCTAAAACGAGCCTTAAAATTATCGACGCCTACACGGTCGCCCTAACGGTAACGGGGGGCGTAGCTCAAGGGTTACAGTGGTTACTGCCTGCTCCAGGCACCGCCGCTGTCTATTCTGTACTCCTTACGGGTTATGTGTCCAGCGTAAAGCGGCCTAGTATCGCCTATTCCCTGCTGGACAATGAGGGGAACGAGATAGCCTTTTTCGTAACAACCCCAACGTCTGACGGAAGGTCAACGATAAATATACCTTACAACGCAGCAGCAAAAAGCCTCGTAATCTCCATTAGGGCTAGCCAGGATACGGGCACAGGCACGTTTACGTTCAGTGAACCCATGCTAACCCTGGGCTCCGTGCAGCAGCCGTTCGTACCCCGGGAGGATTCGCTGCTAACCTATCAAACTACGCTGTACTCAAACCCAGTGGACGGCAGCGACGCCGACGTATTGATAGTGCGAGAGGGCCGGGCAGAGAAAACCGGGAAGTGGAAAAAGGTCGTGCTGAACAGGGATACGCCCCTGGTCACTATACAAAAGATGACCGGGTATAAAAAGATGGCTATGAATATCCCCGGTATCACTAATAATGCGGCTTTAATAAAATATAACGGCGCCTCGCTGCCCCGGGTGGATGGCGGCGTCACAGACTACGGCGCTGATAAATACCTAGCAATTACAGCAAGCAGCCTGCTGGAGATAACCGTAGCCAACGCAGACAGCGGGTGGGGGCCCGATTACACGCCATCGACTACGGAAGCTATTGCCTATCTATTAGGCTGGGTACTGTTAGCACCGTCGGGTTCTATATGGGACGGAACACTTGCTGCAAACCAAAAACGGTGGTATGCCTCCCAATCTACAGGTGCGGTATGGGCTCCGTCTGCGGGAAATGCGTTTACCGCACTTACAGTGCCCGACACTTTAGCCCCAGACGGATACACGCCATACGAGCTCCTTTTCCGCCTAGCGGCAGAGACAACCGAGGTCATAACCCCGGAAGGCTCCCTTATGCTGCATGAAGGCCAGAACCTGGTAGAAGTGGGCACGGGGTTAGTGTGGAAGGAACGAGGTACCATACTATCCGACAACCCGAAGTACAGCTGGCTGAATGCGATAAACGCAGGCAATGAGTACCGTCTTAAAAACAAAACAGTGAGATTACACGCTGCTTATAAAAACGAACAAAAAGACCCTAGTTGGCGGCTTATGTCTCTTACGTTCAACGGGGAGTTATACGCCTACGCTGAGATTGATAACATGAATAAAGATACTTCGGCAATCTACAGCCTTTCATACTTCAAGCTGGACGCTTCGCCTGCTGTGCCGATCCTGGGCAGCGTAGCGAAGAATGAACGGGCCGTGCTCACGGATCTCGTGACCGAGGTAAAAGAGCTGGGAGCCCGGCCTATATCGGTATCTGCTCCAGCAGTAGGCCCTGTCAACCTGGATCTAGCGGGTTACGCTAACCTCTTGCCTAACTCCTCGGCGCTGCTAGGCAATGCAGGGTGGACGACCTTTGGTACGGCGCCTGTACCTTCTACAGCATACGGGGAACGAGGCGCCTACTGGGCATTCCCTGGGACTACAGGAAACCATACAGCAGCTAGCCAGCTTGTAGCCATGCAGGCGGGGATAGTTCATACCCTAGCCGTGGACTTCTACACCTGGGGTATGGTTGCGGCGGACGCTCAACTCCGTGTGGATATAGTAGATCCTGCAACACAGACAGTCATAGCGGCGTATGTTGTGGCAGATGCTAATAAAGGGTGGCACCGTAAAACAGTGACCTTCTCACCGCCTGCGGGGGTTGCTAACGGCCGCTTTATTGTAAGGATGATAAGCTATAACAGAGGCAACGGTGAGGCTGTAGTTTCCCGGATCATGTTAAACGTGGGCCCGGTAGCTGCCCCATGGAATGACGAGTCGTCGGGATTGCTACTGGATTTGAGGCAGGTGCATAAGCTCACGCAAAACAGCGGGACGGTTTTAGCTATCCCTCCCCCTTTTGACATTAACACTCTCGTAGCTACGGGGTTCTATAACGGTACTCAGCTTACAAACAACCCCCTAGGAGCGGGGGGGCTTAATGCTTGGTGGTATATAGAGGTGTTAAACCACTCTGCTCAGCCTGGTGTATACGCTATACAAAAGGCCTATTTACTGAATGACGTGAACAGTAAACCTACGTTCTATATGCGGGTATTGGCTGGTGGAGCTTGGGCAGCCTGGAGCGCAGATCTTTTTCAATCTGGCGTTGATGCTAAAAACGGCATTGTGAGTGCCATTAACGCCAAAGGTGGGGCAGCACTCACAACAGATACATGGGCGGTACTGGCTTCCAAGATCGGCGCAGGTAGTACGAGGAGAGCCACGGGGACTATAACCGCCTCCTCCGGGGCTACAACGGCCTTTACCACGGAAACAGGCGGTAGCGTGTCATTCCCTTATGTGTTAATCAACATGGCGCTCATTCCTTTCACAGCGGCGAAGATTGAGATATTTATTGACGACGTACTGGTCGCCTCAACCCCTACCGTCTGTAGGAGAGCGGACTTCTACCATGCCAGCGCTACCGAGTACGGGAACTGCGCATTTCAAAGCTATAAGCTGCGCTTATTTATGGGTAGCGGCTCTGTGTTTTATCCCGTATCCGTGCTAGGTAAAGTTTACACGTGGGTAGCTTACGAAGGATAAAAAGGAGGAATAGCAATGCAAGTAGGACGAGACATTTTTTACGACAAGATTACAGGAATAGTCATCCTGGACACAGGCGAGTATGACGAGGGGGTTCGCAGACCTACTGTGGACGAGCAAATAGCAATCTACAACGTGCTATCTTCCCGCAGCCGTGCCTCATTTGACGTTGTATCCCTGGAGTACCAAGAGCTGCAAAACGACTTTAGGCAGTGTGACGGCTACCACGTGGACGACACGACGAAGCAGATCGTATTCCGCTATCCGGGAGGGGCTCCAGAAGATCCGCAGCCGTTCCAGCCTTCCCTGTCCGCTAAGATGACGGAGCTAGAGGACGGTTTCGGGGCCTTGCTGCTGGAGAACGCCACGGGCCAGGCCACAATCGCAGGCCTGGAAGGCGTCGTAGCGGGTTTGCTGTTCGAAGTTGCTATGTTGAAAGGGGGCAAATAATCCATGTGGTACAACACGATTAAGAAGTATTACGACAACAAGCACCCGCAGTACACCGATGAAAACTTGAAGACGTTTGTAGTAGCTAAGATGCTAGCAGAAGCTGAGTACAAGGAGATCACGAATATTATATACGTAATAGAACCAACGCCAGCATAGGCGTTTTTATTTTGCCCTCGGAACCGATCCGAGGGTTATTCACTTGGAAGGGAGATGAGGGGATGGAGGTATCTATTATTGCTGCAATGGTTTCTGTGATTGGAGTCATAAGCGGTATTTTAATTGGGTGGTCTGGTCGTTCAAGATCGATTAGGCAGGACACTCAAGAAGAAGCCAGAACTGATGCAACGGTTCGCTCAGATATCGAATACATCAAGTGTGGTGTGGAAGATATTAAGTTTGAACAACGGGCACAGGGTAAGAGATTTGACGAGATGGCTGAGCGTGTAACACGTCTAGAAGAGTCGCAAAAATCACTTAATAAACGGGTGGATCGCTTGGAAGGAACCGAAGGGAGATGATGAAATGCAAGCACGTAAACAGGGTAACACCCAAGGCATCGACGTATCCCACTGGCAAGGACCAATCGATTGGCACAAGGTCGCCGCAACCGGCATATCCTTTGCTTTTATCAAAGCCACTCAGAATAGCATTGACAAGCGTTTTCTCGAAAACGTCAAAGGTGCTAAGGCTGCGGGTCTATTAGTAGGTGCATATCATTATATAGACGATTCGGTTACAAATGTGGATCAAGCAAAGGCCGCGGCTCAAGTATTTTACACAGCCATACAGGCTGCTGGTGGTATTAAGGTGCTTGATCTCCCACCAGTAATGGACTATGAGTCCAATAAAAGTAACTTAAACAAAGTGGTTATTACTCTAGTCGCTAAGACATTTTTAGAAGAAATTTACCGACTGACAGGTGTTAAACCAATGGTCTACACTTATCCGTCGTTTATAAGTAATTTTAGTGGTCTGAATCATTATCCTCTGTGGATTGCTCGTTACAGTGCAACTCAAATACCGGTAGATGCTTCGGGTTGGAGTCGTTGGACGTTCTGGCAATACAGTGACGGTTCAGCAGGTGGGTTACTCCCGAATGGCACGCGAAAAGTTGACGGTATCAACGGACCTGTTGATTTAAATGAATTTGACGGCACACTTGAAGAGTTGAAGCAAAGATTTATGAGTCAATCATCCGGAAAGGATGACTACACAGTGGCAGGAAATCTACAGCGGGATATTAACGTAGTGAGCACATGGGCAACTAATGATTGGATTGAGGCGAAGGCAAATGGTTATCTTGATGGTAAGCGTCCGGGGGCCCCGATTACAAGGGAGGAGACAGCCATCGTCGTCAATAAACTACGGAGGAATCTTCTTCAGTTGATCTCGGGGAACTCGGCACAGATCGACCAACTGTATCAAAGACTACTTGAAATCGAGAAAGGAGATCAATAATCATGAACAAGCAAAGATGTCGTAATTACGCATTATGGATCAGTGTTGTGTCTCAAGTGCTATTGTTAATCCAACTTGTTGGACATCTGACTGGAGCGTTTGATTTAACGGATGTAATGAAGCAAGAGATGCTAGCAATCGTTGATGTAACCCTCGGTCTGTTAGCGACTTTGGGGATCGTATCGAATCCAACGAAGCCAAATAGCGGCGGATATAATTTGTGAAAATAGAGACTGCTCGATTCAGTCAGGTCACCTTGCTCTGCGATCAACAAAAAGGAGCATCCTTTGCTCCTTTTAAATCCCTCCCTTTTACTCAGTTTCATTTATAAATCTAACCTAACTCATCTCCTACTACTACCTAACCCCATCCCCAGTCATTAGATCTTTATACTTGAGCACCTTATCGCCCTCGTTTTCATTTAATTCATTTCCAGAAAACTGCTCTGTTATTAAACCCTCAGTATCTAATATCTGTTTGAGTTGTTCGGAAACACCCTCCATTTTCTTATCTAGAGTAGTGAGATCTCCAAATTATCTATCCTTCAAAATCACCATCTATTCTGACTAAAACAACCTGGTCTCTTCTTGATAATTCAATAGGATATGGAAATTTAGAACGATGCGATTTAATGACTTTATTCTGACTGTTCATAGTCCCTCTAATAAGAATAAATTTAAAATTCTGGATATAAACCTTATGAGTGCTTGTGACCAGCAGACTTATATGCAGATCGTAGCGGAGAGGAAGGATTTGTCCTGA